AAGGCTCGTTCTCTATTTAAGCCAAAAATTATTTCCTTACGAATCCTCAATACTATCTTAGCAAAGAAGATGCACTTTCCCAACTTCAAATTTCTTAATTGGTACCTCAGCAGTAACAACTTCTTTATATAAACTACCTAATCCTTGAACATTAACATATTCAGAGTCTTCCATAGCACTATTATATTTCTCTGTCTTCTCTTCAAGATCATCGTCTTGCCTGTTCGAGAAACCCTATCATCCTCTTTTCCTGTTCATATTCTGGAAGCGGTGCCGCTGCGCGGCCTAATTTTCAATAAATGAATTCTCAGTTAGTTAATCCTCCTCATGCTTTCAATTACATAGAGTCTCAACGGGATGAATATCAGCTTTCGCATGACCTAACTGAGATAATACTGCAATTTCCGTCGACGGCGGCGCAGTTAACGGCGAGGCTCAGTCGCAGCTGTATGAAGATAGACCACTGCGTAATTGAGTACAGGCAACAGGTACCCATCAACGCCACCGGGTCTGTAATAGTGGAGATTCATGATAAGAGGATGACAGACAACGAATCTCTGCAGGCGTCATGGACGTTCCCGTTAAGATGCAACATAGATCTCCACTATTTCTCAGCTTCCTTTTTCTCCCTAAAAGATCCTATCCCATGGAAACTCTATTACAGAGTTTCCGACACGAACGTTCATCAACGGACACACTTTGCCAAGTTCAAAGGGAAGCTGAAACTGTCGACGGCGAAACATTCCGTAGACATTCCGTTCAGAGCACCAACGGTCAAGATCCTGTCCAAACAGTTCACAGATAAGGACGTGGATTTCTCGCACGTCGACTACGGGAGATGGGAGAGGAAGCCCATTAGATGCGCATCAATGTCCAGAGTTGGGCTCAGAGGCCCAATTGAAATAAGGCCTGGTGAATCATGGGCTTCCAGGAGTACAATAGGAGTGGGTCAATCAGAGGGCGAGTCAGAGATAGAGAACGAGCTACATACGTATCGAGATTTGCAAAGACTAGGAGCCAGCGTCCTAGATCCAGGAGAGTCAGCATCTATAGTTGGTGCTAACATGGCCCAATCGAACATAACCATGTCCGTAGCCCAGTTAAATGAACTTGTAAGGACAACTGTCCAAGAATGTATAAAGAGTAATTGTAATAGTTCTCAGCCAAAAAATTTTAAATAAAATTTGTATTAGTGAATACAATCATCCAATATAATCAAGATCAAACGATACAAATGTGGATGCTTTGGATACTGTATCCGACATCCAACAATAATAAACTAACAGGGCGTTCTTATTAATGTTATCATAAACACCCTTTCGGGACTCTATGTCAAGGTCCTTAAAACCAGCCCAACAATTAAAACGTCTGCTAGAAAGGGCTACAACACCTTCTATGTCCACCATCATGGTGTCCTTCTCGACTGATATCACACGCTTCAGTACATGGCGTATGTAGAACCGATCCTTCAGAGATGGAACTATTGCCAAGTTACCATGACTGTGGATCCTAGCGCCAAATAGCTCGTCAAATGTAGGCAGTCCCCCAGAGGGTCCAAGGTGAGGTTTACGATCCACTACAATAACCAAAGAGAAAACTCCTTCGGTCTTAGGCACAGAACAGTCCATGTTAACCTCTACATGTACACGTTCCACCTTCACAATACCCTTGAACCGAAGTCGTTTTAGCTTAATATATGACCTGGTTCTATTGGGCAGAGACTTAGCAATATCAGGGTAACTTATAAATGTAGAGACGGCTGTATTATGGGCCAGTGAAAAATCTGGACCGTATTGATTCTCATGAATACGTTGTGCCTTCATCATGGAGTCATCAACCATCTTCACGGTTTGAAATGGTCGTCGTTTGCTAACATTACGCTTGAATAATGACTGCTGTCTAATCAAACTATTACGTGGGTAAGTACGTGGCTGGCTACAAAAAGAAGCACGCCTGTGCCTATTAGGATACATTATCATGTAATGTCTTTGTACCACGTAATAATGAGCTCATTCCTAGTCAGCGAATATATAGACATATCAGGTTATACAATTAATTAAATTGACTCCACACGATCAATTTAAATGGTACACGTGTAATGTAATGCTTAATAGGACCATGAGCTCATAAATGGAGAGACGTTAAAATCAATTTCGACTTAACACTGTAACTTGGTCGAGAATTACCCACGTCGTCAGTACATATATTATGCGGGACAGCTGTTGAAATTGATCACAACATATTTAATTTAAGAGTGATTTAAATTAAAGTAAAAGGAAACAGCAGAGAAAGGACGAGGAAAAAGAGGGACCGCTAAAAAATGGGCCTAGAGTCCAATCATACTTGGGCCTTAGTAGAAAGCCCAGTATAAAAAATCTCGCGGCCATCCGGTAATATTATAACGGATGGCCGCACGTGTTGATCTGCCTTTAGGAACTTCTACTATATAAGTTCCCCCAGTTCCCCCAATTCATAAGAGTTTTGAGGGCCAGAGCAATTGGGGGAACATATCGGGGGAACACTAATATTTATCAAAATGCCCCGAAA